GCACAGTTTCAGCAAGGTACTTAGTAATCTCACTTAGTATAACAATTTGACGTTGTACTGGTGTGCGATTATGTTGCCACTCGCCTACTTGTATAAAACTTGGGAGTTCAAATATTTGTATTGCCGCTGGGTCGCCGCCTGTGCCTAGACTTGGGTCAAGTGCAACGAGATATGTAAATGCTGGATTTGGCTTTTTATACCAACGTATTTGTCCTTGCTGTTCGATTGGGTCAATACCTTGCATTTCAACTAAATGCCCTGGGTTAATAAGTGTTTCATCCCAGATGATAAATTCACAATTTGACGACAATATTCCATTTGTATAATAACGATGCCCACCGTCTACTTCGATTAAATCGTATACTAATTCTTCTCTTCCTAAATTTAATTTAGCAGATACTTGTTGATTGCCACTATTAGTTAATACTATATCTCCTACTACAAGTTCATCAACAGTAACTCTGATAGTATCACTAACAAATACCTTATGATTAGATGTACACTCAATCCAATAGTCAGTACCCAATTCAATCCGGTGGATTTCTTTTTTGCCAAGACACCGAATGCCTACAAAGGATTTATATCCATCAGGAGTTAACACTTTATAACCGTGTTTGTTTTCTTTATACATTATTTCCATGCTAGTATCTCATATTCTGTTTTATTTTTAAACAACCAAACTTCGTATTCGTATCCTTGCTCTATTACTGAATCTTTCTTCCGTAAATTATTAATTAGTCTAGAATTATATTTTTCATTACCATTTCCGTTCCACCACCACATGCTTTTTACTTCGATGATTTTATTCTCTTTTGAAATATAGATATCCGGATAATATGTTGCAAGGTGTAAGTTTACGTTTATATATGCAAACACCGGTAAACTATATATAGTTTTCCTATCATCAAATAATAATTCTGATTCGCTGTATTCTTTTAATAAGTTGGCCAGCACAGTATCTTCGTACCCACGAACCCCAACAACCTTACCCGATGGCATAACAAATGCTCGACCTATACTATTTGATTTAGCAGAATTTATTCTAGCTTCCGGTTTCATTAAAGCATTTTCGACCCCAAATCGATCCATACAAGTTGCACGACGTTTAGATACTATATTGGAAATTTCATCAAGTGTCTTTGCTTGCCAGGCATTGCTTGTTTGCTTGCTATTATTATATGTTTCGCTACCATATTTTTCTTTCTTTGTCTTTCTAGATTTTTCTTTTTGGTCGGCAAACTTAGAACTCCATTCAACTCCATACTTGCGCATAAAAGTTGCTCTGGCTCGAGCCACTTGCAGCTCTTTCTGTTTGTCTGTCTTAGCATTGGCAGCTTTTTTCTTGTTTGCTGAATCCGATAGCTTCTGCTCGTCTGTCCATAATTGTTTTGATTTAGCTATAGTTTTACCCACACATACAGGGTTTCCGCAACTGCTAGCATAGGTGTGATTTTTTTGATAAAAGGTCAATGGTTTACTACAACTACATAATTTAATAGTACCTGTTATATATTTTTCATAATATGCTTGATATGTGAGTTGATTTGTTCTGAGATGTTTTGTAAACTGACCGTTAGATACACAATAGTTTTTGTTATCTATTTTCGATATTACATAATTTGCATCACTCATACATTTCTCAATTAAATTGGTCTTCTCCAATTATTTATCGATTATATTAAACAATTCACCAATTGTGACTATTTTTTGCTCATCATTAATTTCTAATTGTAGTATTGTATCACCGTTACAGCAATCCATCTCTCTACGGAAGCGTTCATCACCTAATTGCGCACGTTGTTCCGTTGCCCACGTGTCATCTCTATCTGGATGTTCTCTCCAATAACTACGGAATGATTTAAACCCATTAACTCCTAACGCAGTGGCGTTTCCAAAATCGTCCACGCATTTGTTGGCTCCCTTCCACAGAGTAGCAAATTGATCTTCGTCTGAGTTAGGAGTTGATGTGATAATACATTTACCGCCTGTTGCTAGTGTAGGACTGATAGAAGTCCAAAATTCACGACCGATTGTACTGCGTACAAATGCGAACTCATCACAATATAATAATGATATAGACATACCGCGACCTGTGTTTTCTGTCGTTGTAGCCGAGTTAATACGTGAGCCATTTTCAAAATCGATATTACCTTTGTTGTATGTTGTTACGCCAGCACGTATAAAGTCAGGGCATAGTTCATATGCGTAACGAATACGTGACATAATTTCTTGCGAGCCTGTATATTTGTGTGCCGCGATAAGAATTGTTGCATCGGGTACGAACATTGCGTACCATAGTAAGTATCCGGCAGCACTTGTTGATTTACCAGTTTGACGTGGCATTAAACTGATACTGAATCTATAATTGTGATATGTTTCAATTAAGCGTTTTTGATATTCAAACGGCTGATACAACATACGTCCTTTAGTAGGATGTTGTATGTAGAAGTAATGACTCATAAAGTATTCCGGCCCAGTGATTGGGTCAGCACACTTAGCAAATTCTAAGAGCTGTTCTTCTGTAAATGTTTCTGATTGGTAGGGTCTTTTAACTAAGACGCTGTCTGGAGTTTGTGCCATAATATTACTTAGCTTGCGGAGGTAATGTGTTAATATTGTTGTGTGTTGCGATGAAGTTAGATAAACTCATCGGTTGATTTACATCAGTTACACTTGCAATTGTGTATGCTGGGTCGTTTACATCAAGTATTGCATCGGGGATTAATGACTCTGTATAGTCCTGTGCCCTAATGCGATATTGTTTAGACACCGTACTTGTTCTTTTTACGTGTGGGTACTGGGCTAGTTTTGCCAGTGTTGCCAAGTTCTTCACTACGATTGTTAGTTAAGCGATTAACATGACCTGCGCCTACCATATCAGCAGCACTATTAATCATCGCTAGTTCTTCATCTGTATATGTACATAGTAATGGGTCACCTGCTATTGCACCTGCTGCTTTAGTTGGGAAATCCGGTGCACCTGCTAATGCTAGCCCAAAGCGATATTGTGCATACGCACTACCGTTTGATTTGTTCATACTAATACCGGGCATACTTACAGCACCTTTTAGGGCGGCGACTTGATCGCCTGGCAAGTCTTTGGCACTTGCGTGGTGGTCGGTTTCTGTAATAATATCTTTAATTTTCATTATTGTTTACCTGTAAGTGTAGCAATTTGTCTGCGCAAGGCCGCAAGCTCTGCATCAATTCCGTCGAGTCTGTGTTCGCCGTGTGCAATTTCTCTATCTTCAACATCATTCTCAATTTCTAATGTGTCAATGTCTGCTTCTTCCGCATCATTTTCTGCGCCAAGTGTTTTAATACCTGCAATACTGTGAGTATTTGCTCTACGTACTAATGTAGCAAGTGCACCAAAGTCATCAGTAGTATCTGGGTATTTGGCTTTTGCTACATTTAGCATATTTTGTGTTTCTGGATCAATAGAACTACGCTCAACTAGTCGTTGCATGCCTTCTTCTATGTATGAGCGTAGACTTTTCATTATTTCAATAAACCTTTTAACATGCTAGCATATTTGCTCCAGCTAGTATCTTTAGCTTCTGCAACTGCCATTGGGTTATCGCCTGGATATTCTTTTTTGTATTGACGTTTGCTACGGTTTAAGTCAGTACCACTTGGAATAGCAGCACTAACTGGTGCTATTTGTTCACGTGGACTGTTTACGTATTCTGGGTCACGTTCTTCATCAACTTCAATTTCCATTGCGCCATCACACGGTTCTTCATTTTGTGCAATTGCAATTTGTGGCATACCAGCTAGTTTGCGGAATAGATTAAGTGCATCTTCTTCGCCATTTGCTGTAACGCTTACGTTAATATCTTCTTTAAGTTTGTATACTGTTGGATTATCGCCAACTGTAAATTCTTTAGCGCCAGTTGCTTTAGCAGATGCTAATGCTCCACTGAATTCGTTGCCTTCTTCCATTTCAGCTTCATCTAACTCACTATCTCTAGCATAATCTCTAGCCCACTCTGCTTTTTCACGTTGTCTTTCTGCCCATGTTGGATGTTTTGGATCATCTAAATCATAACCTGATTCGTCGTCCCATTCATCATCCATTTCCAACATTGGCTCATGCTCAATCGGCGCTGGTGGAAGGGTTACTCCGTCTGCTTTAGCAGGTGCGCCAAGTGGTTTATTCATATCAACGTTGATTTGTTTTGGCAGACCAGCAAGTTTAGCAATTTCGTCTAACTCTTGTGTTGCTTTGTTTAATTCTTCTTCGTCTAATTCTTTCTTATAGTGATCCCACGCTTCTGGGTTAGTATAGATTGGGTGATTACGTACTGCACTTTCTTTAACTAGTTTAGCTTTTGGAGCTTTCTTTAAGCTAGATGCATTTTTAAAGTTTTTGCTACCAAACTCAAATGCTTCATCTACATCATTTTTATAACCAGCTTGTTGTGCAGAGACATTGCGCAATAGTTTGCCAGTTCTTTCAGCTTTCTTATATTCACCAGGAGCATCAGCAATTTGTTGAGCTGTAACACCTAAATTCACCTGACCGAGACCTGCTTTAAAAGCATGTTGTTGTTGAACTTGTTTAGCACTTGGTTTGCCAGCTAATGCACGTTTAGCACCTTTAACTGCGTGACCAATTCTACTGCCAATAGCATCTACAATGCCTTCATCTAAATCTTCTTCGTCATCTTTATCTAAGATAGCAGTCTTATTAGATTTTTTAGAAAGTTGTGCATCTTTCTTGTCGTCTTTATCTTTAGCTTCGTCGTCGTCTTTTTGTTTGCTCCCGCCGTACTTGCTACCCTTAACTTCACGTTTGTCTTTGTTAAGGCTAGCTTTCTTATCGCCCCACCAATCGCCAGCTTCTTTTTCTGCTTTCTTATCAGCAATGTCATCTGCTACGCTTTCTTTAAACGTTGCAAACTTAGCTTCTAAAGCTCTGACTGCTTCAGTAATACTACCACGTGCTTCTACGCTTTCGTAAACAGTAGTAGGTTGTGTGTCTGGCGTTAATGCAGCAGTATCAGTAATGCTTTTTAACTTGCCTAAGATGTTATAGATGTTGTTATTGCTCATGATTATTTTACCTTTGTAATTTTATTTTGTGTACTGCCAATTGGGCTTATATCACCAGTTGGGATATCGTTTGTTGTTTTGCCGTCTGCTTTTTCACTACCTGCAATGCCAAATGACGGTGTGCTTAGTTCTTTAAGTAAACTTGTTGCATTTGCAAATGCTTCACTTGCTACTTTAGCATCTGGTTTGTCTGCTTCATATGGTTTGTCTAATACTGACTCACCTTTTTTAAATTCACGCACATCATTACCTTCTAAGTTCCAACGACGTTGTTCTTCTGGATGATTGCCAGGAACAACTACGATATTACTTATTGGGATTGCACCACGTTCCGATACAATGGCACGTAACTGAGCATCATTGACTGGATATTTAAGCACTGCGTCCATTAAATACAATTGACAGTTAGCTAAACTCGGAAAGTCAATGTCATTAGATTTAATTGGTAAACGTTTTGGTTTGCTCAAACTTTCTAAGCCATATGCATCAAGTGCCGCTTTCAATCTGTCCATTATATCTGCTGGATCAATGTCGGCTATCTTGATGCGAAACTCGTATGTTTTTTGGTTTTCAGTTAAATGTTGTAGAAAATTCTTCATAGTTTTTATATATCCTTACAGTTATTTATTCAAAATTGCTGTTTTAATCTGGCTTGGCTTTGTTTAAGATTTGTGCTAGTAGTGCGTTTCTGTCAAGTACCACGCCACCGCCTTCTACTGCATCAAGTATCTTATCGCTGTCTGATTTAATAGCATCTTTAGCCGCAATCTGATCAAGTCGCATCTTTTTAAGTTGCAGATCAATAGTGCGCATCTTTCTATCCATTTTAGCTTGTCTTGCTGTAATTGCATGTCCTAGTAGTGTGCCCGCTGTTTGCAATATTGTCCCGCTAAAACGTGCTTCTACATTCATACCTAAATCTAGTAAGTCTTTAAACTTTTCAGTTGCTAACTCAGCAAGCTCATCTAGTTCAGTGTCTGTTGTATCGATGTCGTTAACATATGGTAGTGCCGCATCAATCTTATCAATTGCAAGATTGACATCTGCTAGTATTGCATTGTTTTCTTCGATTGTTTGTGTTGCTTCTTCTACTGTAACTTCATCAGTAGGAGCAAGGTTAAAGAGTTCTTCAAGTTTTTTTGTCATAGTAAACTATTTATTAGTCTAGCGTTTGACGTTTTTAAAAATATCAAACTCTGTAATTACTCTAAAGCGCATGCCATGGGCTTTACAATAAGCATCTGCCATTGCCCACTTAGCCATGTTCACCGCTACCGACAATTTGTCTTGATAGCTTTTAGCGCCTTCCATTGTTGTTTGTGTGCTTGGTTTGATTTCGATAAGTTCTGAGTGCTTGCGCTGATTTGCATCAATATACACAACGAGAAAATCCGGAATATAAACTGTATTCTTTCCAGTTACTGGATTACGGTATGGGATTGTAATTGCTTCACTTGCCCAGTTAACTACTGCTGGGTTGTTATCGCAGAATGACATAAACGTAAATTCCCAGCTTGATCTGTATGTTGGCAAACGTTTACCGATGTATTTCTCAGTATTCTTTATTGTAAATTTGCCATTTGCATACTTTGCCATTATGGAAGAATTGCTCTTACTATGTATTTGTTTGTTTGCGGGCTGTTACTAAGCCCAAGTAAACTAGTGCTTACTCTATTTAGATTTAAGAACATTGTTAAGTATGCGTTAAGTTCATTGGGTTTTAATTTACGGAACTCATCGATAATAATCATTGGATCAATACCCTGACTTTGTGCTGTATAAAGTACAGCCGATGCCAACGTTGTTCCACTTGCCCTGTCGCCTGTAATAGTTTGAAAGTATCCTATCATCGTATCGTCGACATTTTGACTAACAGTAAATCCGTTTTTAAAAAAATTGTTAAAATAGGTTGTTGTACTGTTTGTGTTGGTACTTGGTGGTAAATTTCCGTTAATTGTCATTGTTGTTCCTTTAGTTCATATTACCAGTTGAAGGGTTTTTTACACCAACTAATCCCGGTACAGAATATATTGCCTTGGATAATCCTGCTTGTACACTAGATGCAGTAGGAACAAATACTGTACTTTGTGTATTTTGTCCGCGAAGTATATTCATTGCAGTTTGTTGTAATTCAGCATTTGCTACTTGCTTAATATTCATATTACTAATATTTGTGCCTGTTCGCAATGCTCCGAGTGCCGCTGCACCAAAATTGCCACTTCCTAAGTTAGTCAACACATCTCCAATGCCCTGTATTGCACCACCTTGCCCAAGCAAACTTTGTGTGCCACCGCCCAAGGATGATAATGGGCTTGCTGTTTTATCGTAGTGTACATGATCAAAGCCCATAACTTTACCGCTTCCGACAGGGCCGCTTTCGTAATGCACAGCTTCATATGCTACTGTCATTGAATTTTCAAGCGGAGTATATTCACCTTGTGCATGTTGACCATGTTGAAATGATGTAATCATTGGATTTATTAGTATATAACTGCTAAATGATTTTTGATGTAGACTATAAATTCGAATACTATTAATATAGTTAGGTGCATTAGTTCCACTTGATTTAGGACTAAACCCCCAATCTTGTGCTTGTCGTTTTTGATATTTAGATTCTTGTTTATATAATGCTTCTTGGTGATCCCAATCTCTATAATAATACTGATAATATCCCTGCCAAAACTTATTTACAATATCGGAACTATCATCGTGAAATGTAAGATTAATTGGATCATAGTTAATGCGTTCTTGTACTATATTTTTTCTGTTATATGCATTAAGAATTTTATTCTGTATAGTAAACTTTGGCAAGGTAACTGTTTTTGCCATCATACCAATTTCCGTTGGATCACCGGGTACTAATTGACTATTTACATCGATATACACATGGAACATCGATCCCATTTTAGGACTAAGTCGATATAATCCGTCAACAAAGGTCCGAGAGGCATGTTGCCAATCTTTTATTTGGTCGCCCGTGCTTACTTGTGATAATAGTTGGTTAAAGAATCCAGCTGCCATTTGTTCTATCCATTTATATTATTTATCGCCAAAAAAAAGCCCGGTAATAACCGAGCTTTTGAGTTGTTTCATTTACGGGAATTAACCAGTAATTGTGCTGCCTAATGTTCTTGCAACAACACTACCAACACCTGTACCAATTGGAGTTTGGATAGCATTATCATAACGGATTGTTAAAGCAATTGTCATTGGATCATTTGCACTATAATCAGAATCGCCATAGTCAGCAGTAGTAATAAAGCAACCATATAATTCCCATGATTCAAGAATAGTTGGCTCACTTGCACCATTGCCGCCGTCTAATGATTCCCAACGTGTAATAAATTTATAGTCAATACCGCTAGAAGCAGAAGCTTGTTCCATAAAGTCAAATTGTTTTTGTAATTGCTCACCAACACGTTTAGCAACTTCACCACCTGCATCATCACGTAATGTAGTGGTAACTGTGTCCCATGTTGGTTTACCAGCTAGATAAACTCGGCTGTTGTAAACTGGAATTTCAATTGGATCAAACGTTAAACTTGGACGTTTAAAGCTCATAACCTGTTTAGTTAATTCCGTTGATGGTTGACTAACACCGAAGTTTTCAAATGTTACGCGAAAGCGGAACTTTAATTTAGGCATTAACAAACCTTGTGCGCTTGCGCTTTGGTCTGTACTTAGCGGTACGGTAAACTTACTTAATGATGATGTTGCCATCTTGTTGTTCCTTTTATATATTTAGCTATTTCTTAGCGCATAACCGGGGGAAATAACTCCCCCATTATATGCATACTTTATTAATTAAACACCTGCTGCAATAGCACCTGTATTTTTCAAGCGTACTGGAATGTAGATGAATTCAATTGCTTTAACTGGCTCAATTGCAATATCAACATACAATTCATTACGGTCAATACGATCTGGTGTGTTGTTACTTGTATCGCAAACTACTACATAGTCATAGATACCACGTTTAGCAACTACATCATTAAGTACCGATTCAAATGCACCTTTAACTTGATTACGTGTAATTGTATCATTTGGTTCGAATATAAACGGACGAGCAACTTGGTCAAGTACAACACGTAAGTAACATACTAAACGAGCAACATTAATACGATCCATTGCACTTGTCATTGCTGCACGAGTTTTTTGACCGTAGTTAACTAAACCAACACCAGGAAGTACTGTAATTGGGTTAACTCTTTGTGTGTATAATACATCACGTAGACCTTGAGTAACTCCGATACTACGGAATGAATTGCTATCAGTTGTGTCAACATATCCAATTGCAGTAACATTGTCAATTAAGCCACGACGTACACCAGCTGGTGCAAACCATGGATAGCTAACATTGT